ATACTTTTGGAAAAAAGAAAATGCCACAAAAAACTATTTGGAAAAAAATAAAGTATTCACCAATATTAATTTATATTCGGTTAGTTAAAGAAGGTTATAAAAAAGGTAAAAAGGCTAAATGGCTAATGTCAGTAGATTTTGAAGAACTTTATGATTTACCAACAATAAATGTAAAAAAATTATTAAATATTACACCTTCAGTTTACTGGATAAGTGTGAAGCCCTTTTGGACTAAATTACATAAACATTACAAACAACTTAAAAAGGAAAAATAAAATGGACACTAAATTTCTAAAAAAAGCGTACAATACGCTACAAACTTCACTTCCATTATGGAGTGTAGTAATTATCTGCATAGTAGTAGGTCTTCTTTTCTAATGAAAAATGTAGATGAACTCAATGTTGAAGTAGAGAAAATATATGGTCAGATACGTCTGATTGAAAATTCTATACGCACAATAGAGACTAATCATTTAGCCCACATTCAAAAATCAATCGAAACCATAAATAAAGTATTATGGTCAGTGGGTTTTATGCTGTTTGCACAACTAGTGATGACAGTAAAATCTTATATCGTAGGATAATATGACACAACGTACAGTTAGAACACAAGACGGAGTACACTACCCTACTCCAAAATTTAAGGAGAATTACACAATGATATTTCGTAAACAAAAACCGAAAAAACCAAAACCTAAACCACAATACTAAATGATAAACTTTTTAAATCCTATAATTGGATTAGCTAGTGAAGTAGTTGGTGGAGTTATAGATACTCGCAAAGCAAAAGCGAAACAAAAATTAGTAAAAATTGAAGCTGAAACAGAAATTGTTAAACAGCAAATTAAAGGAGAGATAGACTGGGATGTGGAAGCTATTAAAGGCAGCAAAGGAAGTTGGAAAGACGAATACCTTACTTTATTGTTTAGCATTCCTCTACTCTTGTGCTTTTTTCCTAGTACTGTTCCGTTTGTTGAGAGAGGGTTTGAAGCACTTGCTTTAACACCTGACTGGTACAAATACACTTTAGGATTAATTGTATCTGCATCATTTGGTATTAAAGGTGCAACACAATTCTTTGGTAAAAAATGAAAATAAGTGACAATACAGCAGTAAGTATGCCAATGCGTAATCTTATAAGTATTATAGGAGCGTGTTTAATAGGTGCGTGGTTTGGTTTTGGTGTTATTGAAAGATTAAATATTATTGAAACAGAATTACAACTTATTACAAAAGATTTAAACGCTGCAAACGAATTTATTGACGGTGTACCTAAAGGAGACATGGTCAGTCCGCAGATTCAAGAATTGTTTATGCTTGTTGAGTTTATATCTCAAAATCAAGATAAATTAAAACAACAAATGGAAGAAGAGATACCTTCTATTCAAAAAAATGACATGACTATCCAATTTCATGAAGAACGTTTAATAAGTCTTGAGGAGAGAAAGAATGGGGATAATTGAAACAGTTATTATACTTAGTTTATACATATATGACGGTGGTAACAAAACTATAGAAGGGTGGTATCATCAAGATAATTTGAGTACGTGTTTATCTGCTAAGAGATTAGCTGAACGCAACTCAGGCAATCAAGTACAATATACTTGTTCATTAGAACAGTGTGAAATGAAAACAGACCAAACAGGTGTTAAACACTGCGATAAAATAATTAAATAAACAGAAAGGAATACGTGGATTACGTAGCTTTAATAGTATTTACACTTTATTTTGTAAGTACTTTAATATTTAACTTAATATAATTATTAAGTATTCGTAACAATGTATTCCAGATTGAGAGCCAAAATGGCAGATAAACAGCCAAAAATACAAGAAGATATATTAGAAAATATTATTGATGAATTACCAAAGCTGTTAGTACAGCACGCATACAGAAAATTAAAATCAGGGGAAGACTTAACAGCTTCAGAAATGAAAGTCTGTTTAGATGTTTGTAAAGCTTACAGTGCTGACACACTTGTAGAAAAAACAAACAACATATTAGAGGGACTTCCTTTTGACACAGAAGAATAAAATAGATAACTTTAAAAACTTTCTATATCTTGCTTGGAAACATTTAAACTTACCTGACCCTACTCCTATTCAGTATGATATAGCAGACTATTTACAAGCTAAAGAAAAACGTATTGTGATACAAGCATTTCGAGGTGTCGGAAAATCTTGGATTACTTCAGCATACGTTTGTCATCAACTTTTATTGAACCCTCAAAGAAATATCTTAGTGGTATCAGCTTCTAAAACTAGAGCTGATGACTTTAGCACATTTACACAAAGACTAATCGGTGAAATGCCGTTGTTAGAACATTTAAAACCTAGAGATAATCAAAGACATTCTAAGATAAGCTTTGATGTCGCTCCAGCGTTAGCATCACACGCTCCCTCAGTTAAATCTATGGGTATCACAGGACAGCTTACTGGCTCACGTGCCGATTTAATTATTGCTGATGACGTTGAGTCTGCAAATAACTCACAGACACAGCTAATGAGAGATAGATTAGGTGAAACTGTAAAAGAATTTGATGCAATTATTAAACCTAAAGTGGGACGTGTAGTCTTCTTAGGAACACCACAGACTGAAATGAGTCTATATAATGACTTAAATGAACGTGGTTTTAAAACTAGAATATGGTCAGCTTTATATCCTGACAAAACACAAGTTGTTGGCTATGGTGATAAGTTATCTCCTAAGATATTAGAAGAACTTAAGGAAGACAAAAAGCTTGAAGGTAAACCTACTGACCCTGATAGATTCAATGAAGTAGACTTATTGGAAAGACAAGCTTCCTACGGACGCTCAGGTTTTAACTTACAGTTTATGTTGGATACTACTATGTCTGACGCTAACAAATACCCACTGAAACTAAATGACCTAACAGTCGTATCAGGTCTCAGCAGTTGGGAGAAAGCTCCAGCTAAAATACAATGGGCTTCAGGTATAGACCAAATGAAAGCTGTAGACCCTGAGTTGCCTAATGTTGGACTCAAAGGAGACTATTGGACTTCACCACTATATATGTCAGAAGAATTTACTGATTTTGAAGGTGCGGTTATGTCTATTGACCCTAGTGGTCGTGGCAGTGATAAGACTGCCTTCTGTGTCTTAAAGATGCTGCATGGTACTCTATTCTTAACTGCTATAGGTGGACTAGACGGTGGCTATAGTGACGCTGTAATGACCCAATTAAGTGAGATTGCAAAGACACAAGGCGTGAATAAGGTAGTTATTGAGAGTAACTTTGGTGACGGCATGGCAACACAGCTTCTTAAGCCTATAATGAGCAAAATACACCCATGCGAAATCGAAGAGGTAAGACATAGCATACAGAAAGAAAAGCGTATAATTGATACCTTAGAGCCAATCCTGAATCAACACAGGCTCGTTATAGATGACAAATTGATTGCTAAAGACTTTAAGTATGACCCTGACCACCAGTTGTTTAGACAAATGACTAGAATTACGAGAGATAAAGGTGCGTTAAGGCATGATGACCAGTTGGATGCACTGGCAATAGCAGCTAATTACTGGGTAGAAACCATAGATAGAGACCAAACACTATCTTACAACCAACATAAAAACGAATTATTAGACCGAGAGCTTGAGAGCTTTATGGAACAAACAATAGGTAGAACACCACGAAAGGATAACTGGTTATGAGCAGAGATTATGAGATAACTAAATTAAGAATTAAGAAACATGAAGGTTATGAAGAACAGCCTTATTATTTATCTTATACTACTGCTGACGGTAAAGAAATAAGTGAAGATTTTCAAACAGGTGGTTATGGACATAAATTTAAAGAGGGTGAGCAGTTTCCTGTAAGAGCTGACGGCACTACTGTAAATTGGGATGCTGTATTTGAGAATGATTTCAAAATAGCTCAAGACGGAGCACGTAGTTTAGTAAGTGAAAAGACAATTAATCCGCAAGCGTTTGGATTGGTGACAGAAATGGTGTACCAAATGGGTACTACTGGAGTGAGTAACTTTAAGAATACTCTAGCTGCAATTCAGAGTGGTGACTATAAGCTAGCTGCGGTAGAAATGTTGGACTCTAAGTGGGCTAAACAGACACCTAACAGAGCTGCTGAAATGGCATTAGTAATGAGTAGTCTGTAATATTTTAGTAAAAAAATCTGAAGTGGTATATACGTACAGGGCTGGGGATTTTCCCCCTTTTACTTTTTGAGAGAACGCCAGCAATACCTTAATTTTTGGCTACATTGGGGGATTTTTTGGTGCTATAGGATGTCATATCCTTGTTCAATTCCTAGCTGTGAAATAATCCTGTTTATTTGAGAGATAGGGTCTATTTTTTTTGTAAGCTTATCAATCT